GCTTTACGAAACTCAAAAGAAACATTTACCGAATGCCAACAAGCAACTTGCAGGAAAGATTCCTGATGAAGTTTCTTTGTTTTATGCGGGACCTACCAACAACAGAATGCATACCCATAGTTATGTCTCCGAGGACATTTTAAAATGGTTCTATTCTATTTTTGATCATTATTTAAAATGGAATAAAACTCAAGACTTCAATATGAATATTAATTCCATCTGGGTGAATGAAATGAAAGTAGGAGATTATAACCCTGTCCATATTCATCAAGGGAAAATCTTTACGGGTTTATCTTCGGTGATGATTCTTAAACTTCCTAAAGATATGGGACCTGAACTTGCACGTCCCGATCAACCTATGAATGGACAACTTCAAATTATGGGAAATGTTTCAGGACAATTTGCAACGACTGATTATTCTCCTAAAATGAAGATTGGAGATTTTTATGTTTTTCCTTATGATATAAGACATTGTGTTTATCCGATGACTAATAAAAAAGCAAAACGAAGAACACTGGTTTGTAATGTTGATGTTTCATACGATCCTATTCGATCAAGGACCGCTCAATGATCTTTGAACCTAAATGGAAATCCCTACTCGCTAATACGACAGCGCCTATTTTTAGCCCTGCACAGTGCCAAGACATTATTAACATGGGTCATCAACAAAAATCCCAACAAGCTTTGGTTGGACATAAAGATGGAAAAGGTGGAAAGCATGATACTAAAAAAAGAATCACCACGATCAGCTGGATTCCTTTTAAAGAAATGCCAGAGATGTATAAAAGGATTGAAGCGACCATGAAACAAGTCAACGGTAATCATTTTGGTTATGAGGGGATGACTATTACCGAGCCTGCTCAATTTACCGAATACCCTAAAGGAGGATTTTATGATTGGCATATGGATGCTGAAGTCAATTGTCAGTTTGAACCTCCTGTTAGAAAAATATCTATGACTATTTTACTTTCTCCACAGAATGAATTTGAAGGAGGGGATCTCGAGTTTATGACGGAGGGTAATAAACCCCCTCAACTGTTACAGGGACAAGCTATTTTCTTTTGTAGTATGATTCGCCACCGAGTTAACAAAGTCAAGAAAGGGGTAAGACGATCTTTAGTCATGTGGTTCGGAGGACCTCCATTTAAATGAACCGAGAAATTTTATTCCCCACTCCTGTCTATTTTAAAATGGTTAAGGATCCTAAAAAATTAAATAAATATTTATATCCGCTTATTAAAGCATGGAGTAAAAAAGATAAAAGTGAAACAAAAACGAATGCGGGCGGTGGCTGGCACAGTCCTACTAATATGAATTTTAAAGACGAATATAAACCTTTAACCAATGAACTTTTTGAGATGCAAGAAGAGATTTTTAAAGACTACGGCATGGAACCCAAGCCTGGACTTGGGAATATGTGGGCCAATATTAATTATCCAGGATCTTATAACAAACAACATATCCACCCTAATTCTGCATGGTCGGGTGTTTACTATATCAAAGCCCCTAAGAATTCTGGAAGATTATTTGTAGAAGATCCAAGACCTGGATCCAATATTATACTGCCTCGACGTTTACCGGGAATACCCAGAGCCCTCTGGCGCATAGTAGTTTATCCAGCGATTGAGGGACAAATGATTATGTTTCCGGCATGGTTGCCCCATGGAGTAGAAATCAATGAATCCAAAGAAAAAGGAGAAAAGGGCTGGCGCGTGTCGGTTTCTTTTAATTTTATTCAAGTGAATCCTGAATTGAACAAGGAAGGATGAGTTTTAAAACCAAAAAATACCAAGTGATTCGACAAGCTCTTTCCAAAGAGCTTGCAAACTTTATTTTTAATTACATGATGCTGCAGCGTGACGCTGTGGATTTTATGGTGAAAAATCAAAAAGTAAATCCTTATAATCCTTTTATAGGAACACGGGAAGATAAACAAATTCCAGGAGCTTATTCTAAATATGGAGATTGGGTCATGGAAACTTTGCTCATGTTTATGATTCCTATTATGAAAGCAAAAACAGGCATGGAGCTACTCCCAACGTATTCGTACACACGACTTTACGAAAAAGGAAATATTTTAAAACGACACAAAGACAGACCCAGTTGTGAGATCTCTACGACCTTACATCTAGGGGGTGATGAATGGCCTATCTTCTTGGACCCAACCGGCGGGGATTTTGTCATTGATGAATATGCACAAACTATTAAACCGGGAGCTCCCAAGGGAGTTCGTGTCGATTTAAAAGTAGGAGACATGCTGATTTATTCAGGCTGTGAACTGGAGCATTGGCGTGAGCCTTTTCAAGGTACTATATGCTCTCAGGTTTTTCTACATTACAACCATGCTAATGGTCCGTTTGCTAAAACCAATATGTTTGATAAACGACCGATGCTTGGTGTTACCAAGTAATGGCCCTTGTTCGTGTGACTCTAGGCGGTAAACGTCTGGGGTATGTCAGAAATAATAAAGCAGGATCCACTACCATCATTAATTATCTTGGTCAACTTCTCTGGAATGAGAAACCTACGACTTATAGTGGTACTAATGTACAAAATTTTTGTGGCAAAGATTCCTACATCGGACGTGAAAAAGGATTTGAAGCCTATCATAAAGAACTTAAAGCATGTGAGATTCGTATTGCCGTTTATCGGGACCCTATTGATAAGATTATAAGTGGCTTTTATTATTGTCAGGAACAGTATCCCCACCTTAATAACTTGGATCATTTTCTATGGGCCTATGAACATCACTTAAAAAACAATTACATTAGGATTCATTGTCGAACGAATACAGCCATGCTAGGTCCGGATCCACGGATCTATACTCATGTTTGGAATATGAACGATATTGATACCAAGCTGCTTCCGTTCCTGGAACAACTGGGTGGGAAAAAGATACAAAAAACAAGGCTCAGGGAACACGAACCACGGCCCATTACTAAAGACCAAGAAGCCAAAGCGAGAAAAATCATGGCCATTGACTATAAAAACGGCTGGTGTAAGGAGTTGATTCCTATTAAGATGTAGTATATTCATATCCTAAACGGATTTTTGTATGCTACAAAAGATAGGATTTCTACCAGGATTTAACAAACAAGTCACACCAACCACAGCTGAAGGGCAATGGATTGCTGGTGACAATGTTCGCTTTAGGTATTCAACACCTGAGAAAATAGGAGGTTGGGCTGAACTAGGAGAAAGTTATTTAACCGGAGCAGCTCGAGCACTCCACCATTTTGTGGACAACACAGGTATTAAATACGCAGCCATCGGAACCAATCGAATTCTTTATGTTTATTCAGGAGGAATTTTTTATGATATTCATCCTATTAAAACAACTTCTACTTTAACCAATGCATTTTCAACAGACGGCACTAGCCCTGGTCCTGCTACAGCAACGGTTACGATTACCTTTGCAACTTCTCATGGAATGAGTGCAGGAGATATTATTTATCTAGATAATTTTACAACCATCACAGGTTCTAATTATGTCGCGGCGGATTTTGATGATAAAAAATTTATGGTCACATCGGCCCCTACTGCAAAAACAATTACCATTACGATGCCTACAGTGGAAACAGGTGCAGGAGCCACAACGTCTGGAGGAATTAGAGTTCAATATTATTATCCCGTAGGACCCGCTCAACAATTAGGAGCTTATGGTTGGGGAATTGGTCAATGGAGTGGTACGGTTTCAGGAGAAGTGACAACGACTTTGGATGGAGCTTTACTCGATGATGCTTTTGGAACCGGAGGATCAGGCACCTCGATTACAGTAGCCGATGCTTCTACTTTTCCTTCTTCAGGAACATCTTATATTCAAGTGGGCACAGAAGAAATTTCTTATACTGGAGTTTCAGGAAATGACTTAACGGGTATTACTAGAGCGGTTCGAAATACAACTCGCGCGGCTCATTCAGATGGAGCAACCGTAACCAATACCTCAGACTATGTTGGTTGGGGTGAAGCTGCTTCAGGAGATAAAGTTTTTGATCCTGGAATGTGGTCTTTAGATAACTACGGAACTAAACTGATCGCTTTAATTTTTAATGGACCATGCTTTGAATGGGATGCAGCTTCGGTTACAGCAACATCAACTAGAGCTACCATTATAGCCAATGCACCAACCGCTTCAAGAGATGTACTAGTTTCTACTCCAGATCGACACTTAGTGTTCTTCGGAACTGAAACTACGATTGGTGACACGACGACTCAAGATGATATGTTTATTCGCTTTTCTTCTCAGGAAGATATTACCGACTACACCCCTACAGCAGTCAACACGGCAGGGACACAAAGATTTGCCGATGGCTCTAAAATCATGGGAGCCTTAAGAGGTCGTGATGCGATTTACGTCTGGACCGATACTGCTCTTTTCACCATGCGTTTTGTAGGTGCCCCTTTTACTTTTGCTTTTGAACAAGCGGGAACCAACTGCGGATTGATTGGGCAGAATGCTTGCGTGGAAGTGGATGGCGCTGGTTATTGGATGTCAGAGAATGGTTTTTTTAGATACACTGGTAAATTAGAATCAATGGACTGTTTGGTCGAAGACTATGTTTATGATGATATCAATACCACTTCTAATCAATTGATTAATGCAGGCTTAAATAATTTATTTGGAGAAGTGATCTGGTTCTATTGTAGTGAGGGCTCGAATGTTGTTGATCGAATGGTTGCTTATAATTATATTGATTCATCTTCTCAACGAGGGATATGGACCACAGGAAGTTTAAATAGAACAGCCTGGGAAGATTCAGCAGTGTTTGGTAGACCTCATGCAACACACTACAATGCGGATGATGATACGTCTTTTGATGTGGTGGGTAATACGGATGGAGTAACGACTTATTATGAACAAGAAAAAGGAAACAATCAGGTTAAACGTGGGGTGAGTACCGCGATCACCTCCAATATTGAATCAGGAGATTTTGATATTACCCAAGATCAAAAACAAGGGGTAACGTTTAGAGGAGACGGTGAATACTTTATGTCGATTAGAAGATTTATTCCTGACTTCTTGACGCAGACCGGAACGACCCGTATAACATTATACTTAAGAGACTATCCAAATGCATCTCAGGTTAGTTCAACCTTGGGACCTTTTGATATAACCTCGAGTACCACGAAACAAGATACACGGGCGCGAGCTCGGTCAGTGGCGTTGAAAGTAGAGAACACCGCTGTTAACCAAGATTGGAAATTAGGAACTTTTAGATTAGACTTACAAGCAGGAGGTAGAAGATAATGGCAGGATTAGGGATAGCATTAAGAGGATTTGGTAAAGCTTTAAAAAAAACTCGTGACAAGGGAGTTAAAAAACTTAATAAGTTTGCAACTAAAGCTATTGCAGAAAGTCATACCCCAGGAAAAAAATTAAAGGGGTGGGCTAAAATAGCCGCACCAGCTATTGCTGCCGTTCCTTTTACAATTAGATCAGAATTAAAAAAACAAAAAGAG